TTCGGTGATTACCTCGGGGGCTTCATCAGGCTTCGGTGCGTCCGGGCCGGTGATTTCGGGTTCAATGAAAGTGGTCATTAGTAGTCCTCACGGACGGTGCCACCACGCATTTCCGAAGTGCTGACCGGTTTTGCTTTATTGACTTCGCGGGCAATCTTCGGGCTGCTGGCTTTGGGTTTCTTGGCATCCTGACGACCAATCACGGGTGCGTCTTTCTCTGCCGGTGAGCCTTTCGCTTCTTCACTCAAAGGTTACTCTCCTTGTGTTGCTTGAGGGGTTTGCGCCATAAGCTTCATGGCTTCGGGTCCAAACTGTGCCAGCATGGCCTGCTGTTGCTGTGCCTGCTGTTCCTGCTGGATTTCTTCGCGTGTCTTGATTAGCCCTTGGTGGTCCAACATTTCCGACATCGCCAGTCGCTTTGAGATTTCTTCGACATGGTGATACTGCGGGATAGCCTGGGGACCGACTGCTTGTGCTAGGGTTGTGAGATACGACACGAGTTTGTTACGGTCGTGGCCTCGACCCAAAGCGTCTACGCCTGTTACGATTGTCGGCTTGACGATATCTTTAGGGAGGACCGGAAGCTTGCCTTCACGTTGTAGGCGGTTAATCCTGACGTTGACAAAGGGAAGCTGAAATTCTTGGGAGAGGATCGAATAGACACCGCCAAGGGCATCTTCGAGTTCTCCGGCCATATACCGGATTTCTTCAGCAGTGACACGCTCGCCGTTCCGCTGGATTGACGTGTTCAACAGGAAGGCAAAAGCAAGCCGTTCCTCAATGCGTTCAATGACCTGATAGGCCACTCGGAAATCTGCGAACTTGTCGAGCTGTAAGGTGGACACATCGTTAGCATCACCACTACGGACTGCACCGTTAGGGGCTTTCGAGATCGTATCCGGTCTGGTCGAGCCGTTCGGTTTAACCAAGATCAGGACTTTGGCAGCAGCAGCCGCGCCTTCCGTGATAGCTTTGGTCAGACCTTCAAGGGTCTTCAGGTCGCCAAGGATTTCTTCGACATACCCGCGCCCATAATCTTCACCATCAATGTGATTGAAGCGGAGCGGAATAAACGGGCAGGCATCCTTGGGATATGTCCCGGACGTACCGGGGATCATTTGGCCCATGCACTCCTGATAGACCTGCCATTGGTCGCCGTAGAGCTTCACATGGGTATAGATGTTTAGAACGCGGTCGCTTCCTGATTTCTCCTTGTAGTCCGGTTGTCCCTTCAAGCGCGACAGGAAGCCGGGTTCAAGTGTATCGGGGGCGACTTGTTCGTGTGTGATGATCTCAAGCACAGACCCCATCGGATCACGCTTAACAACATAGCGATTGAGCGGGTAAGCTCGGGTGCCATCATCGTCATCGTAGAACAGGATGTTCCCGCCTACGATCATGTGTTTGAGACCTTCGAAGATTTGGGGGCGGACACCGGCTGTTTCGATGTCCTCCATGACTGCCTTCTCGTAGTCGGCTAAAGTCTGATCAAGCTCAGTCTTGAGTTCCTCCTGATCGTCCGCTTTCAATACTGCCCGGTCAATTATCAGGCGGAAGAACGGACTGTTCGGAGGAAGGAGGGCAAGCAGCAGTTTAGCCGCGAGGTTGTTAACCCCACGTGCGCCTACTGACTGATAAGGTGTTTTGACTTTACTTCCTGCCGGTCGGTGCTGATCTGTGATCAACATCGGCAAGGTTAACTCAGAACATTTGATTGCCCTGTCAAGGTAAGGCTGGCGGTCAGACTTCAGCAGATTATAGCGAGCTTCGGCAGTGCCGACACTCTGATCTGCCATATGGTCTAGCCCTGCGGTACGGTCAGGCCGTTGCCGGAAGGCTGGTTCACTGCAAGATCAATACGAAGTGCCGAAGTCCCCTTCTTCTTCGCCTTCACGTCTTTACCTTCTCGCTCACGGTCCACCGGCATTTCAGGCGCTTCAGCGACCTTCTCAGGCTCAGGTGGAGCTTTGGGCGTTTCAGGCATCTTGGTTTCGGGGATTTTGGGTTTACTACCCATGCACATAGTTAATCCTCGTACTGGACTTCATTCTGCTGGTCGTACTTCATCATGATATGACGGACGACTTCAGCGTTCCCTGCCCTGACCATGAGTTCACTATGGGTCTCCCCCGGAGACGGGGACTTTTCGGGAAACATATGCTTCAAATACCGAATAAGTGATTGAGGGATGTCAGGGCAGGATGGAATAGACTTGGAGTTCATCTTTGGTTTCCTCTTAGGGGCAACCTAATTAAGCTCAGTCGTAACCGTTGGCGTAGAACTCGCGGTAATCCTTCCGAAGTCCTTTAAGCTCGGGCCAGATATTATCGACCAAATGTTCCCCAAGACACCAAGCTACGATGAACGGCAGCGTGAGGGTTAGGGATGCGAGAATTACAACACGTCCGGCTTTGGTCTTCGCCAGCCAGCGCATTCCTTTCTTCATGAAGCCTTCTTCGTTCACTTCACGACACTCCTTGTCATATGCTTCAGGTCCTCAAGGGACCCCTTGTTGAGGAGCCAGTAGTCAAAAACTTCAAGTCCATCCAAAGCACCTTCGGACGGGTGGGAGTTTGTCGTATTACTGGCGGAAGGGCGGGTGACTTTGAGGGTGCGGCCACCGAGCGAGCGGATCAGCTCGATTTCGTTAAGGAACCGCATATCGTCCACGACAACGTTATGCCCTTTGGACAGCAGGTTCTCGATACGGGCTTTCACCACGTCCACCCAAAGGTGACTATGGATTTGCTCCCGGCCCCACTCCGTCCCGAGGGTCTGAAGCAGACGGCGAGTGGTTACTGCACCACGAAGCGAACCAATGATTTCCTCTTTCAGATCACCTTCAACCATCCGTTCGACCACTTCAGGTTCAAACCCAAGATGGTCAAGGAACACTCGTGTCATATCTTTGAGGCACCCTGCGAATTTCACGAGTTTGTAACCGTGTTCTTCGATCAGGACCTTAGCGACTTCAGACTTGCCGCTCCCCATCACGGGGGAATAGATGCCTATGAGGTCCGGTACTTCACGAACCCCCGGCATGTTGATATTTGATTGCATTGAGTTCCTTATTTCGGAGACCACAAGATCGGCTTGGCTTTCTTGAAGTCGTAGTCCTCGTAATGGAGGATACGGGCCACTCGGGCCTGCGTGAGGGCTTCAGCTTCAGAAAGACCGGCAGCGACGTAGAAGGACACAACGACTTCCCACATGCTGTCCGCGTCTGCGAACTCATAGCGGGTTTCGATCTGGCCTTTGCGTTTACCTCGGGTGATCTCATGGCGATACGGAACGAGCTTCTGGAGTTCTTCCAGTGCCTTCCGGGCTTTCTCTGCGCCTACCCCCGGGCAACCGCTGTAACCGTCCGTGGTGTCCCCTGTGAGCGTCTGGAACATATGCCAGAACTCTGCTTCCTCGGGGCTGATCTCTTGCACACCATCTTCAAGACGGCGGCAATACAGACCGGGGATGGTCTTCATGTCTTTGTCGAGAGATACGATGATCGGCTGGCCGTGCTCGCGTTTGAACTTCGGCCACGTTGCCAGAATACCGAGAACATCATCCCCTTCGAGACCGGGACGTAGGAAGGTTTCGTACCCGCTTTCTTCAATCAACCATTCACGCATACGCTTGAGAGCGATCGGTTTGCGGGTGTTAAGGCGGTTGCCTTTGTAGGTCGGCAGGACTTTCTTGCGGAAGTTTCCGTCACTGTCTGTCAACGCGATGACTGCCTTGTCAGCTTTGAGCTTCTTCATGCAGTCTTGGATTTCCGCATTGATTTTGGCGCGGACTTCCTTCTCGTTCACCCAAAGTTGCCACTCGAACGGTTCAAGTTCTACGGCAACTTCGGATGACGAACAGGCTTTGTAGGCGACGACATCGCCATCAATCAAAAGTGTTGTCAGGTAGTTTCTCCTAGAAGTTCACGGCGGAAAATGTTGAGGGCTTGGGTCCGGCTGTCTTCAGGGATATGGATTTTCCCGCCGATCATCACGGACGGGATATTCAGATACTCAAGGGCCTGCCGAATGGTGGTGTTTCGCTTGAGGTTGTTCGCATATGAACGGGCCTCCTCAAGCTCCTCCGGCGTGGAACAGGCTTTACAATAACCCGGCCCGATACCCATCCGATGACCACACCGGGAGCAATCATAATGTGTCATAGAAACTCACCTTATCGACGTTCTCAGGTTCTTTCCCGAAAACCATTTGAAGTAGGAACGCAGCGAGTATTAGGGCGAACATCCACACAACCGCAGCAAGACCATATCCGATCAAATCTCCGGGGGTCATTTGTTGCTCCATACTTCAAAATGCTTCGGGTTATTCAGGATACGCTTGAAGCTGTCCTTCATACGTTTGATCATCCGGTTGCGGGCCTGTCTCCAGTCCCCCGTCTGATCGCCTTCAGCCCACTCAACGAGGGCTTCGATTTCTTCACGTTCTGCATCAGTCACTACTGAAATGCTCCCATAGATAAACCAGCCCAAACGGTGTTGGCCTGAAGGTGTTACTGAATGTCCGCTTGTCGGTGATTGTGGTGATCAAGCCGCAACAAGCAGCTTGGGCCACGACCTCGGCATGGACACGGGCGAAATTGGATCTTGTGGTGAAGGGTTTGAGGTAGGCCCGGTGGATCACTTTGAGGAGCTTCTTGTCCTCTAGATCAGTGGGTATCGGCCCAATTGTTTCCGATTTTGTATTCGCCATCGGTAGGGCAACGGAAGCCAAAGTGCTCCCCGGCTCGGCGGATGCACTCGACTGCGACTTGACCGACTTCATCGGCAATGTCCTCTCTTGCGAGTGTCTGGAGTTCGTCGTGGACGTGCGCTACCAAGGCATAGTCAACGCCAAAGACGTAACCACGAGCGGTCAGCTCCTCGTAGAAGAAGACCGTCGCCTGTTTGACGATAAGCGCACCTGCGGATTGCAGGAGGGTATTCAGGGCAGCATGGGCCGACCGGATGTGTAGACGGCGACCATCAAGACCCTTGAGGTACTTCTTGCGCTTTGCTGCGGCTGCAACTTCTTCACGTAGGCGTTTAAGCG